TTACTATTTAGAAGAGTTACCACCAATACACGTATCAGCTTTAACTCAATCGTTTTCTTTAGCTTATACCTTTCAAAATTGCTATCGGTTAAGAGAAGTTACTATTGTTGGAATGACAGCAGGTCCGGCCGATGGCGAATATACTAGATGTTTTTTAAATTGTTATGATTTACAAAAAATAAGCGGTATAGATTGGTCTTATACTAATGATTCTGGCGATTTGAGCAGCGCGTTCCAGTCTTGTCGAAACTTAGCGTATATTGATTTTCCAGGTGGACCTACCGATGAAACAGGATTTAAACATTCTGTTATACTGAGCTATATTCGTTTGGATCGAGATGCAATACTAAATATTTTTAATCACTTATGCACAATAACTCATTCTGCTACTATTGATCTTAGGTACAATAGTTACACTGCTGATTTGACAGCTGCTGATAAACTTATAGCAACCAATAAGGGGTGGACAATATCATTATAATTATGGAAGAAGAAAACGGATTTTATAAACTAGAAGTCGGAACAGAACACTCAGTATTGATCTTTGCTACTCGTTTAGAGAATAAGAATTTTACCTTGGACATTAGTCTAAAGGACACATATGATTACCCAGTCGATGGGTGGACATACTTTGACTCATTGAACGAAGCATGTGAATCTTTTGGTGTAGATCCAGAAGAATTCAGAGAAGATCTTTTTCCAACTGAGGAAGAAATGACATAAATAACACAACTCAAAAACACAAATTGTATAAATAGAACTATGGAACAAACAGAAAAACTTTTTAACGCACTAGTCACTAACGATGCAGAAGGCGTACAACAAGCATTTCATAATGCTATGGGTGAAAAGATTCAACAGGCATACGATATTCGTAAGGTCAATCTTACATCAACAGTATTCAATTCTCAAGAAGTAAGTGAATCGGTTGAACTCGATGAAGCGCTTAGCGCAAAAGACTTTTTAAAAGGTGGAGATTCTAAAATCTCAGATAGCGATGTCGATGATTTGCTTGGTAAGATATACGACAGCGGTACTTTAACTAAAGCTCTTGTTCGAAATAAAGCATATCAGGACGGAGAAGATAATCCTAAGAAGAAGAACACCTACAAGAAGGGAACAGCTGATTTTCATCTCTTTCAATTAGGTCAACAAATCGAACAATCAAGATCGTAATATGAAATTAATTACAGAGCATTTAGATCAAGTCGAATACATTACAGAAGCAAACGATAAGGGCGAAAAGAACGTCTTTATCGAAGGTGTATTCATGCAAGCGGAGCAAGAAAATCGCAACAATAGAATTTATCCTAAAGCAATACTGACAGAAGCAACTTCCAAGTATGTTAAGGAGCAGGTTAAAACTGGAAGAGCAGTTGGTGAATTGAATCACCCTGAAGGTCCACAAATTAACCTAGATAAAGTTTCACATCGTATTACTGAACTTAATTGGAACGGTAATAATGTTGTTGGAAAAGCACTGATACTAGACACGCCAATGGGTAAAATCGTGAAAGGTCTCGTCGAAGGCGGGTGTAAGTTAGGTGTTTCAAGTCGTGGTATGGGTACTGTTGAGAGAAGAGAAAATAAGTCATATGTTAAGGATGATTTTATCCTTAATACAATTGATATTGTTCAAGATCCCTCTGCACCATCTGCCTTCGTTGAAGGTATTATGGAAGGTGTAGAATGGATATGGGACAATGGTCTTCTGAAGCCTCAGCAAATTGAAAGTTATGAGACAGAAATCAAAAGAGTATCTTCCGGGCGTCTAAGTGAGGCTCAGGAACGTATTTGGCAAGATTTCCTCTCCAATCTCTAATCTAATAAAGAAAGTTACAAATTATGTCCGAAGATATTATAGAAGACATCACAGAAGAAGCTTTGCTTGAAGATCAGGAGCTTGTGCAGGATACATCTGCCGAAGAAGTTACTGAACAACAAGGCTATTCTGAGACAATCGAAGGTATTCTCCTAGGTGAAGGCAAGAAGTCCAAAACAGAATCTGATGAAGAAGAGTCCGAAGAGGATGAATCTGAAGAAGAGGAAGAAATGGAAGAAAGCGCCAAATCCAAGAAAGAAGAATCTGATGAAGAAGATTCCGAAGAAGAAGAAGAAGTAGAAGAAAGTGTTATTGTATCACAGAAACCTACGAATGAATCTAAAAAGGAAGAATCTGAAGAAGAGGAAGTAGAAGAAGAAGAGGAAGAGGAAGAAATGGAAGAATCTGCAGTAAACGAAGATTTGTCCATCCTTATCCAAAGTGAAGCTAATCTAACCGAAGACTTCAAGGCTAAAGCATCAACATTGTTTGAAGCTGCTGTCTCTCAAAAAGTTGTTGCCGAAAGGGAACGTCTTGCTGAAGAGTATGCAAATGACCTTGTAGAAGAAGTTACAGAAGTACGTGAAAGTCTTATCACCAAGATCGATGATTACCTCAGTTATGTGGTTGAGTCGTGGGTAGAAGATAATCAAGTCGCTGTTGACTCTAAGCTTCGTACAGATATTGCTGAAGGTTTCATCGGTTCTCTCAAGCAATTGTTTGTTGAGAATTACATCGAAGTTCCTGAATGCAAAGTAGATCTATTCGACGAACTGTCAGAAGAAGTTCAAGAAGTAAAAGATTCACTTATACTATCTGAAAGCACTAATATAGAGCTTCAAGAAAGAGTAGAAGATCTTGCACGAAAGAACATCCTTGCAGAACAATCTTCAGATCTTGCAGCTACTCAAGTAGCAAAACTCGAATCGCTCACTGAAGAAGTTGAGTTTGTATCTGAAGCAGTTTTTGCTGAGAAAGTTGCAACAATCAAATCTTCGATGTTCGCTTCTAATTCTAAGTCAGAAGAAATCGTCCTTGAAGAAAATAATTCAAAGTCAGAAATCATTGTTGAAGGTGAAGTTGATTCTCAAGCAGAATTGACATCAGACATGAAGTCATACCTCTCAGCAATCACAAGTCAAATCAAGTAAATTAACGGTGATTCATACCACCAAAAACCAACAAATAGAAAATAAATAATATGTTTAACGCAGAACAAGATATCAAAAAGTGGGCTCCAGTACTAGAACATGCTGACGCCACTCCTATCACAGACAGCTACAAAAAGGCTGTTACCGCTAAGCTCCTCGAAAACACTGAAGTAGCTCTTAAACAAGAGCGTGCTCAGTATGGTGAACTTAACGAAAATAATCAAACAACTGGTGCAGTTTCTAACTTCGATCCAGTTCTTATCTCCCTTGTACGTCGTGCAATGCCTAACCTCATCGCTTATGATGTAGCAGGTGTTCAGCCAATGTCCGGTCCAACTGGTCTTATCTTCGCGATGAAGGCACGTTACAATGACAGCACTCCTGCTGGCATTATCACCGATGCTGATACCGAAGCTCTCGGTATCGACGAAGCTGATACAGCTTTCTCTGGTCCTCATGATGGTGCTACTGCTGGTGGCGGTGTTGCTGGAGCTGCTGGTGAAACTCTTGGAGGAACTGGTGCTGCTTTCGGTGACATGGGTTTCACAATCGAAAAAGCTGTTGTTGAAGCTAAGACACGTGGTCTTAAAGCTGAATACACAATGGAGCTTGCTCAAGATCTGAAGGCTATCCATAACTTGGATGCTGAATCTGAGCTTGCTAACATCCTCTCGACTGAAATCCTTGCTGAAATCAATCGCGAAGTTATCAACACAATCAATGCTAAAGCTATCGTTGGCTTTAACGGTGCTGTTACTCCTGGTACAACTGACACATTCGACCTTCAGGCCGATGCTGATGGCCGTTGGGCTGTTGAGAAGTTCAAGAGCTTGATGTTCCAAATCGAAGTTGAAGCTAATAAGATTGCAACTACCACTCGTCGTGGTAAAGGTAACTTCATTATCTGCTCTTCTAACGTTGCTTCTGCTCTTGCAGCTGCCGGCGTTTTGGATTACGCTCCTGCTCTCGCAACTAATCTTCAAGTTGACGCAACTGGTAACACCTTTGCAGGTGTTCTTAATGGTCGCATGAAGGTATATGTTGATCCTTATGCAGGTCCTGATTATGTAACAGTTGGCTATCGTGGCACTAACGCATACGATGCTGGTCTCTTCTACTGCCCATACGTACCACTCACTATGGTTCGTGCAGTTGATGAAAGCACATTCCAACCGAAGGTTGCTTTCAAGACTCGTTACGGTATGCAACAAAATCCATTCGTCGGTACAGCTACCGGTGTTGGTGGTGTTGATGCAGAGAATGCTTACTTCCGTAGGTTCTTGGTAACTAACATCAATGTTGCTTAATTGATCTAGTTCAAATCTTAAGTGGAGATCCTTCGGGGTCTCCACTTTTTTTGTATAAATATATACATGAGCCTAACAAATAATTTTAACTTCTTATCTCCTACAGGATTCAAGCTATCGATCGAATCACCTAAATTCGATAACCTAGAGTACTTCATTACAACAGTTTCTCTTCCGAGTATGTCATTAAGTGAAGTAAGTTCTAGTTTTCAAAATCAACAAGGATTTGTGAGCGGAGATCAAGTCAATTTCGATTCTCTTGAAGTAACATTCTCAGTTGATGAAGATATGAATAACTATAATGAAGTATTCAATTGGATAAAGGAAACTGCTGATAGCGATACTCAAGTTACTAATGATATTATATTGAGTATTCTTACAAGTCATAACAATCTCAATCGACAAATTAGGTTTGTTAATGCGATTCCAGTTTCTCTCGGAGGTGTCGAGTTCACTACTCAAGCAAGTGATATCGAATATCTTCAGAGCAATGTGTCGTTCAGGTATGACTATTTCGAACTAATCAGGTAGTATAAATACCTTTATATTATGATACTTGATGAAATTTTAAAAATGTGGAGTGAAGATGTTAAGATTGATGATCTTAACCTTGACGAAGAAACAACGAAGTCAGCTAAGCTTCACTCAAAATACTTAGAGCTCTTTACACTTGCTAAGCTGCAACTAAAGAGAAATGAAACGGAGATGAATAAGCTTCGTAAGAATAAGTGGTTGTACTTTAGTGGTAAGATGACTAAAGAAGAAATGGATAAGCTTGGTTGGCAATATGATCCATTCAATGGTATGTCTAAACCACTCAAATCTGATATGGATATGTATTACAACTCTGATGAAGATATCATTCGAGTAGCAGGTAAAATCGATTATCAGAAAATGATGGTAGAAGTTCTAGAAGAGATTATGAACAACTTGAGATGGAGACACACAAACATTAAGAATATCTTAGAGTTTAAAAAGTTTACATCTGGAGCGTAACTTAATAATATTTAGAACATGCTCAATATCCGTAAAGTTAATGAAGCTAAAATACACATATCTAGCGATGATAGTGGTGTATTGATGGAGCTACAAGAATATTTTACGTTCTTCGCTGAAGGCTATAAGTTCATTCCAAGTTATCGCAATAAGATGTGGGATGGAAAAATTCGACTATTTTGTAGGAGATCTCAGACAATGGCGTTTGGTCTTTTAGGTAAGATTGTTGAATTCGCTACAGATCGTAACTATGAAATTAACATCGATGAGAATATTAAACCTACTCTTAGTTCGACTGACGAAGAACTAGACACTTTCATTAGTGAGCTATCTCTATCATCGAAAGAGAATGTTATTCAAGCTCGTGATTATCAAACTGCGGCATTTAAAGAAGCTGCTACATCTCAGAGAACGATACTACTCTCTCCTACAGGATCTGGTAAATCTCTCATGATCTATATGCTTGCTCGATACTTTCTTTCGAAAGAGATGGATCGAAAGGTTCTAATCGTGGTGCCAACTACTTCACTCGTAGAGCAGATGACAAAGGATTTTGCTGATTATTCCTCGAATGATCCTGATTATAACGTTGACGAAGAGGTACATAAGATCTATTCAGGAAAAGAGAAGTTTAACATTAACGCATCGATCGTTATTACTACGTGGCAGAGTGCTATTAAACTTCCTCTTTCATGGTTTGAATCATATGGCATGATTGTAGGTGATGAAGCTCATACCTTTAAAGCGAAGAGTCTAACTACTATCATGGATCGCTTAAGTAAAGCATATGTTCGTATAGGAACGACTGGTACTCTTGATGGAGGTAAAGTAAATGAGTTGGTTCTTGAAGGAAGTTTTGGTCCAACATATAAAGTGACGAGCACCAAGAAGTTGATGGATGAAGACACATTAGCAGATCTAGATATTCAGTGCTTAGTGCTAAAGTATCCAGATGGAATGCGAAAAGCAATGGCTAAAGCAACATACCATGAAGAGATTGATTGTATTGTAAGCTATGAGAATCGAAATAAGTTTATTACTAATCTGGCTCTCGATCAAAGCGGAAATACTCTTGTCTTATATAATTTGGTGAACAAACACGGTAAAGTTCTATATAACATGATAAAGGATAAGTCCACTAAAAGAAATGTATTTTTTGTGTCAGGTGCTGTGAATGCTGAGGAGCGAGAACGAATCAGAGAGTTAACTGAAAAAGAGAATGGTGCGATTATCGTAGCTTCAATGGGTACGTTTAGTACTGGCATCAACATTAAAAATCTTCACAACATCATATTCGCTGCTCCTACTAAATCACAAATTAGAGTTCTTCAGTCGATTGGTAGAGGATTAAGGAAGTCGGATAGTGGGCAATCAACGATTGTTTATGATTTAGCAGATGATATATGCTGGAAAAAACATAAAAACTATACGCACAACCATGCTATAAATAGAGTTAGAATATACGCTAAAGAGAAGTTCAACTATAACATACACGAGGTACCGATGCCATGATAAACAATGATGAATTCCTAATTACTTACAGATTGGTCGATGGCAGTTATGTCATCGCTGAAGAAGTTGATATGAATGAAGAAGCAGGAGTGATTTATGTCATATCTCCGCTCGAACTTATTAGAAGTTCAGAAGGTGTTAAACTAATTCCGTGGATAGTAGGAGAAGATGATGTTGCAATTGAGTTAAACGCTAATAACATTATAGCTAGAAGTGAAACAACCGAAATGGTGTCTAAATACTATTATAAGTATATCGCGTATAATAATATAATGAAAGCTTTACTTGCTAAAGAAGATAACGAAAGCTATAATAGTAATAATGATCAAGTTGATAATCTAGATTCATTAGATAGTTTCTTTAGTAAATTAGAAAAACCGAATAGATTAGACTATAATTAATAGACATCTCTGTGGTTGTTTGTGTTTGATAAATCCAATTATAACAACAAACAGCAGACTTGTAAACCCCTAAATGCTGTACTCACTGATATAACATTAAGTATTTACTTATCAGCGATTATATGGTATAATATATATTATGAAAATGAATCCTAAGACGAAGAGAGTACGGCGCGCCAAAGAGCATTACGTAAACAATAAAGAATTCTCACAAGCTGTAGTTGATTATGTATGTAGTGTTAACGAAGCCCGTGAAGCTGGTTCTAAGGAACCAATGATAACAAACTACATTGGTGAATGTTTCTTAAAGATCTGCAATGGGCTATCTCATAAACCAAACTTCATTGGTTATACATATCGCGAAGAGATGGTAATGGACGCAGCTGAGAATTGTGTGAAGGCTATTATGAATTATGATGTCGAAAAGGCAACTCGTACTGGATTGCCAAATGCCTTTGCTTACTTCACTCAAATCACATATTTTGCATTCCTTCGTCGTATCGCAAAGGAGAAAAAACAACAAGATATCAAAGAGCGCTATATCACCTATGCTGGTGCAGATGCATTTGCTGACTTTGGTTCTCATATTAGTGTTGCTAGCTCAGACAACGTTGTTGATTCTATTAGAAATAAGTCTATGCGAATTAGAGAGAAAGATAATGCTATTAAGGATTTTGGTAAAGAGTTAAAGAAGAAAGAACGAAAGACAAAGGGTAAATCTGGCGGAATCGAACTCTTCTTTTAGAGGCATTTTATATTATGAGTAAGTTAGCAATCTTAAATGATACGCATTTTGGTGTAAAGAACGGTTCACAAATCTTCTTGGATTATTCAAGTAAGTTCTTTTCTGAAGTATTCTTTCCATATTGTCTAGAACACAATATCAAACATGTGCTGCACGCTGGAGACTACTTTGATCATAGAAAGTTCGTCAATTATAAAGTCATGCAGCATTCATTCGATGCCTTCATTTCGAAACTCTATGAGTATGACATGACAATGGATATTATTTGTGGCAATCATGACGTATACTATAAGAACACTAATGAACTCAATTCTTTAGAACAAGTGCTTGGTCAATATTCTGATCGTGTCCATATTCATATGAATCCAATCGATAAAGATTTCGATGGACTAAGTATAGGATTCTTGCCGTGGATGACACAAGATAACTATGATGAATGCACAAAGTTCATCGCGACTTCAAAATCGCCTATCATTCTTTCACACTTAGAACTACAGGGATTTGTAATGGGTAAAGGATTGCCAGTAGCATCTCACGGATTAAACTCAAGTCTATTTTCTCGCTATGAGATGGTATTATCTGGACACTACCACACCAAATCGACACAGGGCAACATACACTACCTTGGTACACAGATGGAATTGACGTGGTCTGATGCTGGTGATCCTAAATACTTCCACATCCTAGACACTGAAACTCGCGAGTTAACTCCAGTAAGAAATAAGTATTTACTTTTTCGCAGAATAAGGTATAATGATACAGAGACAGAGACTATTACACGAAATGAGATTAAAGGATCTTATGTTAAAGTTGTAGTAGTATCTAAAAAAGACCTATATGAGTTTGACAAGTTTATTGATCGCCTTCAATCGTATGAACCCTTCGAAGTAAAAATCGTTGAAACATTCGAAGAATACACTGGTGAAAATGTAAGCGATGACGATATATCAACAACCGATACACCGACATTACTTAATACCTATGTTGACTCTATAGAAACAGATCTCGACCCCGATAAACTAAAAACTATGCTACAAGAATTATTCGTCGAAGCACAACAGCTTGAATCTATATAATGTTACTCTTTGAATCTATATCATACAAAAACTTCTTATCGACGGGTGACAAACCAACAGTCATTGAGTTGAATAAGGATAGTGCCACTCTTGTAGTAGGTGCAAATGGTGCTGGCAAATCTACAATGCTTGATGCTATTTCGTATGCACTATTTGGAAAGCCACACCGAAACATTAATCGACCTCAGTTAGTCAACAGCATTAACAATAAGCAGTTGCTAGTAGAAGTTAAGTTCTCTCTTGGTTCAAACAGGTATCGCGTAATTCGTGGTATGAAGCCGAACATCTTTGAGATCTATCATAACGACGTGATGCTCAATCAAGAGTCTCACTCACGTGATTATCAGAAGGTGCTAGAGATGAACATTCTCAAACTGAACCATCGATCATTTCACCAGGTAGTTGTATTAGGATCGGGAAACTTCATTCCCTTTATGCAGCTTCCATCATACCAACGTCGTAGCGTGATTGAAGATCTATTGGACATCGGCATCTTTACAAAAATGAATATGCTCACTAAAGAGCGTTTCTCTAAACTAAAGAGTGATATTCTCGATACTGATAATCAATTGAATATCATTAAAGAACAGATCACATTACAATCTAAACATATTAGTGATCTTCAGAATATCGATATCCAACGTTCAACAAAGGCGTCGAAGAAGATCGATTCTCTCCAGTCGGAGATCGAACTACTTGAAAAACGTAATGCATCGTTGAATGATAGCTATACAGAGCAACTCAGTCCTTTACTTTCTAAACTAGAAAAGGCGCAATCTAAATTAGATAAGATGACTGAGTATAAGATCCAAATCAATTCAAAGATTGGTGATGTGGTAAAGCATGCAAAATTCTATGAAACAAACAACTCTTGCCCAACTTGCGAGCAGAATATATCATCAGAGCTAAAAGAGCATAAACACGCTGAAGCTGCTGTCACAGCGAAAGATCTAAGTAAAGGACTAAAGGAATTAGATGTTAATATCACAGATGCCTCAGAAAAGCTTAGTGTTATTCGAGCTAATCATGCTAACGTTCAAAGTATACAGTCTGATATTAGTTCGAATCAAAGACTCATAGGCAATCTACAAGCACAGATTTCTGATCTTCAAAAGGAGAACGATATAACAGACGAGCTTACTGATACTGCTGCAGCAACTCTAGAACTCGATTCGCGAAAAGCACACTATAACGATACGCTTGATAATAAGTCCAAACAGTTAGAGACTCGTTCGTATTATGATGCAATTGGTGAACTGTTGAAAGACACTGGAATTAAGACTAAGATCATTCGTCAGTATCTTCCGATAATGAATAATCTAATCAATAAGTATCTCAACATTCTAGACTTCTTCGTGAAGTTTGATTTAGATGAGTCATTTAACGAAACGATACGATCTCGCCACCGCGATGAGTTTAGTTATGCCTCTTTCTCAGAAGGTGAAAAGTCGAGGATTGATTTAGCATTACTCTTTGCATGGCGACATATCGCTAAACTAAAGAATTCTACTAACACAAACCTCTTGATTCTTGATGAAACATTCGACTCGTCTCTCGATGTCGATGGAGTAGACAATCTCCTTAAGATTTTATATAGCCTTAAGAAAGATTCGAATGTCTTTATCATATCTCATAAGAAGGATGTACTCGATGGTAAGTTCCCCCGTAAGATTGAATTCGAGAAGGTGAATAACTTCAGTCAAGTTAAGAAAGATGGATAATTACAGAAACGACACCGCTAATAATATAATCGCGCTCGCCCGCGCCCGGGGGAAGGCAGATCCAAACCAAACCGATAGTGAGATCTTTGAGTCGTATTTTAAGAACACTCTCGCACCAGCATTTAAGGCTCAATACGGCTTAAGTATGCGATATGGAAGCTTCGACTCGATCATAGTTCAAGCAAAGACGGCTCTAATTTTGTGAGTTTTTCACATTCTATATAGAAAAGTGCATAAGTGATTGGTACATAACGATATACAAAGGTTTACATTGATGCTCAAATAGGGTATAATAGATCCATAACCACCCACTAAATAAGTTATGGAAAAAATACTCGACCTTCAAAACCAGTCTTCTCTGGCCAAGCTATTGGCTACAGAGAACATTACTGTCACTCACAGTAAGTCCTTATCGACCGCGTACTTTGACGTTAAGAATCGTGTGCTTGGCCTTCCAGTTTGGAAAGACAAAGGTAAGGTTGTATATGACATGCTTGTAGGCCACGAAGTTTCACATGCTCTTTATACAGACCACGCAGAATTTGAAAAGTTCATTGCTGTAGAAGGTCGTGGCAATTTCGATATTCTCAATATCATCGAAGACATTCGTATCGAGCGTCTAATCAAACTGAAGTATGCTGGTATGCCTCGTATTTTCAACGGTGCATATAAGGAACTTGTTGAAGCCGACTTCTTTGACACAGCTAATAAAGATATTACAGCGCTATCATTTTTAGATCGCTTGAATCTTCGTGCTAAAGTCGGACCATTTATTGATGTGCCTCTTAATCCTATCGAGGAAGACATTTACAATCGCTGCCTTCAGGCCGAAACCTTTGACGATGTTGTTAAGCTCTATCACGAAGTGAAGAAGTTCATGAATGATCAGAAGAAAGAGGAACAGTCTCAAGACGACGAGCAATCAACTGAAGAAGAACAATCTAAAGGTGATAGCGACGAAACTTCTGAAGACACTCCAATGAACGAGTCGCCAAACGAGTGGGCCGACTTCTTTGACACCTCAGACGACTTTGGTGCTGATAATGTTGAAGACGATGGCGAAGAATCTTTTACTCAAGAGGTTGACGATGCATTAGAAGACGATGGCTCTACTGAAGAAACTGAAACAGTACGGTCTAATCAAGAACCAGATTCAGCAGCACCATCAGCAAGTGAAGGTGCATCTGGGAAATCTGACTCAAACGGTGAGGATATCGATCTCACTAATCAATCTGAGACTATGAAGTCTTTTGATGAAAATGCGATTGAAGAACAAGAAACTGATATGTACGGTCGCAATCGTACTCCAGCAATTTGTCTATGGCCTACAAAGACCACTATCGAAAAGCACATCATCCCATACAAGACAGTGCTTTCACAACGATCAAACACGAGCGGAGATCCTGAATCATATGATAAAAAGTATTTAGAATTGGTCGCTACTCGCTCAATCGAATTTAAGAAGAATCTCAATAAGAAAGTTGGAGTTCTCGTCCGCGAGTTCGAACGTCGTAAGGCTTCATACCAATATTCAAGAGCACAAGAATCTCGTCGTGGATCTTTGGATGTCAACAATTTACACAAATACAAGTACGATGATCAAATCTTCCAAACAACGATGAAGTTGGCAGATGCTAAAAGCCACGGAATGATCTTCTTTATTGACTACTCTGGCTCAATGAGTCACGTACTCAGAGACGTCCTTGAGCATACACTCAATTTGGTACACTTTTGCAAGAAGGTTGGTATTCCATTCGAAGTTTATTCATTCACTTCTAACTACTCTCTTGACGGCTCCGATGTTGGCCAGTCTGAATATGAATTTGATATGAAGGATCTAGTTCTTGCCAACTTGTTCTCGAGTAATATGTCAAAAGCAGAATACAAAATAGCGTTTGATCAAGTGGTCAATCAGATCTCCTTCTCAAATGCTGGCAGATTCTCTCAGCATGGTCTATCACCGTTCGAACACCTCGGCGGTACACCATTAAACGCTGCATTGATGGCAGCACACCATGTGGTAAAGAAGTTCAACAAAAAGCACAGTGTCCAAAAGACAAATGTGATTTTCCTCACTGATGGCGAATCACACTCGTGCTTCCCTGCTAATGTTCGTTATTGCGCACCATCATTTATGACAATTGTTGGAGGAAAGCAATACAGTCTTCCACGGACTGCAACAACACCAGTATTAACCAAGATGCTAGGCGATATCACTGGAGCAACAACTATTGGATGGTACTTACCCTCATGTAAATCAGCAGCCGTAAAACACCTTCGAGGTATGGCATTCTCATCAGCAAAAGAACTGCACTATAGCGATACCACCAAAAAGTGGATAAAGCAATATAATAAGGATGGCTTCTTTAATGCACTGAACTGCTTTGGTTATGATTCGTACTTCCTTCTCAATTCAGATATCAAGATCAAAGATGAGGAGTTCGCCTATAAGCCAAATACTGACAAATCTCTATCTGACTCCCGCGGTGAACAATCCAAGTTAGCTCGTGAATTCGCGAAACACAACGTCAAAAACCGTCAAAATCGGATTATCATGACAAAGTTCGCTGAAACAATTGCTTAATTTCACAATTTTCTAGCAACCTTTATATCAAATTTTACAAGTTACTGATAGCCAAGAACATAAAACCATTTACAATATACCTCAAATATAGTATAATAGACCTATAACCAACCAATAAGATTATGACAATAGAAAAACTCACAGAAATGCTCAAGGAGACTGGTAAGTCCTCCTTTCGAAATCAAGACATTCTCACCGCCGCAGCTGAGAATGGTATAAACCACGCTGATGCGTATAAGATCATTCGTAAGATGCACAAGATATCTAGAGGAGTGTACTCATTCACAGCAGCTCCAGTTTCGATCCAAGCTCCAATCGCGAGCAGCATCATTGAGAATAAAGTAGCTCTACGCGGAGTATCATCTGTCTCAAGTGACGAGGTGTATGTGCCTACAGTAGATCCTACCTACATCAAGTGGGGAGAGTATAACGACATCATGAAGATCATCAAGTCTGGCATGTTCTTTCCAACATATATTTCAGGCCTCTCAGGCAATGGCAAAACCATGATGGTTGAACAAGCCTGTGCGAAAGCCAAACGCGAATTCGTACGAGTTCAAATCTCTCCAGAAACCGATGAGGACGACTTAATTGGTGGCTTCCGTCTTATTGATGGAGAAACCGTTTTCCAAAAAGGTCCAGTCGTAAAGGCAATGGAACGAGGTTGCATTCTCTTGATCGACGAGATCGATCGTTCCACCAACAAGATCATGTGTCTTCAAGGTGTGCTCGAAGGCAATCCAATTCTCCTTAAGAAAACTGGAGAAGTGGTTCGACCTGCTGATGGATTCAATGTCATTGCAACCGCGAATACTAAAGGTCGTGGATCAGACGATGGTCGATTCACTGCAGCATCTATTATCGATGATGCATTCCTCGAACGATTCGTGTGTGTAGTTGATCAGCCATTCCCTCAGCCAACAATTGAGAAGAAGATTGTTTCAGCTCACATGTCAAAATTCGGTGTCGAAGACGAGGAATTCACTGATAAGCTAATCGCGTGGTCGAATGTAATTCGCAAAACGTTTGAGGCTGATGGTGTCGATGAAGTAATTTCCACCCGCCGTTTATGCCATATCTCAAAGTGCTACTCAATCTTTGAGGATCGAATGAAGTCAATCAACAAGTGCATCAGCCGCTTCGATGACGAAACACGAACAGCGTTCTTAGACCTCTACACCAAGATTGACGAGAGCCAACTCACTGAAGACGGAGAGATCGTGATCGAGGGCGAAATTATACCAGAAGAAGAACCACCATTTTAAGAATTTGCGGTGGAGACCGCAAGTCATAACAAAAAGTCCTATCTCCTTTTTTTCCGTGGTTGGTTGGTGAAGGAGATAGGCACCATTTTTAATATACACTACCATGAACGGAATAAAATACGACAACAACAAACCAGACTATAGTCTAATACCTCCACACGCTCTTGACGACGTTGCGAGTGTACTAACATATGGAGCACAAAAGTATGACAGAAACAATTGGCTCGAACTCGAGAATCTCAATGAACGATATTTTGCTGCAGCTCAACGACACATGTGGGCTATTCAAAGAGGAGAAACACATGACAATGAGACAGGCCTTCATCACTCAGCACATGCTATTTGTTGTATGATGTTCATGCTTGAATTTAGTTATTTACAAAACAACAAAAATAAGATATAATATATATTATGAAAATCAGTAAAGAAACCCTCGAAGTGCTGAAGAATTTTTCGGCAATCAATCCTAATCTTGTTATTTCTGAAGGTAACAAGCTATCAACAATCGCTGACGCTAAAAATATTATGGCAGCAGCAGTTGTTTCAGAATCTTTTCCAAAGAAGGTTGGCATCTATGATTTGAATGAGTTCCTCTCTGCGCTCTCATTGATCGAAGATCCTGACTTTGAATTTGGTGATAATGACGTTAGCATTAAATCAAACAATGCAACGCTCACATATCGATATGCTGACACTAGCATTTTGACTTCTCCAGAAAAGGAAGTGAATATGCCACCAACAGATGTCGAAGTCAATCTCACCGCAGACGACATCGCACAAATCCGTCGAGCAGGTAGTGCACTGAATCATCCAGTTGTATCAATCACAACTGAACATGGAGACGACGCCGTATATCTACAAGTAAAGGATCCTAACAACTCATCAGCTAATGTCTATTCGCATAAAGTGTGTAGCGCTAGTTCTGATGATGCATACGATTATCAATTCCTTATTGCCAACCTTAAGCTTATTCCAGGCGATTATAAAGTAGCAGTAAGTTCTAAACTAATTTCGAACTGGGAGTGTATAAATAACACTTCAGTGAAATATTGGATCGCTCTCGAAAAGACATCCACAACCAAATAATAATATCATATATGAGTGAAGAAACAACCACAGAGGAGCAAGTTCTCCCAGAAACACAAGATGAACCTACAGCACCAGATGTAAATATCGGTGACTTCCGAGCAATGCTACAAATTATTGATGTAGCTTCTCAACGAGGAGCGTTTAAGGGCGAGGAACTAACTTCGGTTGGTACAGTCCGCGATCGACTGAATGCGTTCGTACAATACCATACGCCTCAGCCAGAAGAAGAAGCACCAGCTGAGTCTGATGATGCTAAAGCATAATACGCTATAGGTTATTAATACAAAGATCCCTCTGTGATTGAGACAGAGGGATCTTTTAGCGTAGTACAAAAGGCTTTACTTACTTACACACATTTGGTATAATATATTATGAATAAAAATGAAAACGAATTTCTCTGGGTCGAGCGCCACCGTCCAAAAACAATTGACGAATGCATTCTTCCCGAATCACTAAAGGCAACATTTACTGATATTGTAAAGCACGGCGAACTGCATAATATGTTGTTGTCAGGAACTGCAGGGTTAGGTAAGACAACTGTCGCACGAGCGCTATGTCATGAATTGGATCTCGAATACTTACTTATCAATTCATCTGAGGAAAGTGGAATCGATGTTCTTCGTTCTAAGATTAAACAATTTGCCTCGTCAGTATCTCTACACGGTGGAAAGTACAAAGTAGTTATTCTTGACGAAGCTGATTATCTTAACGCACAGTCGACGCAACCAGCACTTCGTGGTTTCATCGAGGAGTTTAGTTCGAATTGCCGATTTATTCTTACATGCAATTTCAAGAATCGTATTATCGAACCACTTCATTCTCGTTGTTCTGTAATTGAATTCAACACGAATAAGAAACAGTTAGCTGGTCTCGCTGCGCTGTTTATGAAACGACTTCAAGATATTCTAAAGACTGAAGGCATTACGTATAACGATAAAGTAATTGCTGAACTCATCATGCGCTATGCTCCAGATTGGAGACGTGTGTTAAATGAATGTCAGCGATACTCGTCTGCAGGAGAGATCACTCCAGATATTCTAGTTGGTATGTCTGATCAAAGTGTGGCTCAACTTATTGCCCACCTAAAGACTAAAGACTTTAAGAGTATGCGAAATTGGGTTACGAACAATTCAGATGTTGATTCAGCTGTCATATTTAGAAAGATCTATGACTCGTTATATGATTATGCTGAAGGCCAATCGATCCCAAGCATCATCATTATTCTCGCTGACTATCAATATAAAGCAGCATTTGTAAGTGACAGAGAATTGAATATCGTTGCATGCTTAACTGAAATCATGGCATCATCAACATGGAAATAACAACAAAAATAATTGCTTGGCGCATATTGTCGATTGTACTATGCTCGCTTATGGGTAGAATTTGGTTTGGTGATTGGCACGTTACAGCGTTCGGTATTTTTATTTCGTTTGTTATGACATTCGTTCACTATTACTTTGAAAAACTATGGCCGACAAACTAACACCATTTGACTTTCTAAAGAGTATCAACACTTCTAGCCCAAGCCTTCTAAAGGATTGTAAAGCTGATGATAGCGAAGTCGCGTTAAGCGCCGATTCTCCGTGTAAGCAATATGTGCCATTTATTGTAAACCGCGGGCTGTCGCAGTTCAATGATACTATTCTATTCGCGAATGAAATGAACATGCGGCATAGTCTTCCTGCGAAAATGCAATACGATTTTCTAAGGACTACTATACGCCCTCGAAAACGCTTTACGAAATGGGCAAAGAAGGCAAAAGATCCTGCAGATATTAAGCTAATTCAAGAAGCATATAACTATTCGTATGAGAAAGCTGAACAGGTCTATAGTTTGTTTACTCCAACTGCATTAAAGAAACTAAGAAACTCTTTAGATAAAGGAGGAACACGATAGTCAAAACTTGTAATATTATAAATACTATCTTTACGATGTAACTATAATATTGCAACTATGATTGAACAAGAATTAGTCTCATGGACACCGGCCGACATGTTAGAGATATCTCTAGACGAACCGGATGACTTCCTTAAAATTAAAGAAACTCTTACGCGAATAGGTGTTTCTTCGAAGAAAGAGCACAACACACTATATCAGAGTTGTCATATACTTCATAAACAGGGTCGTTATTTTATTGTTCACTTTAAAGAGTTATTCATGTTAGATGGAAAGCCTTCTAACTTTACTCTAGACGATGTATCCCGCCGAAATTCAATCACTACTTTATTATCAGATTGGGGACTTTTAACTATTGTCGATCCGAGTAAGGCCGAAGAAAAGACAACTCTTCGTCATATCAAAATTATTTCACACCGCGACAAACGTGATTGGCATTTAGAATCGAAATATTCTATTGGAAACGTTAGGAGTTCATAGATGAAAGCGTATTTCAAGACAGATCTAGAAGCAACAATTTCAGGTTACTTTAATGGTAACAAATTCATTCGTACAGTTACACTATTAGAAGATTTGGTATTCTATACAAAGTCAGGTGATTCTATTACTGTTCCTAAGGGGTTTGAGAGTGATGGAGCGAGTGTGCCTAAGATATTCTGGTCAGCCTTTCCACCATTTGACACATATCTACCTGCAGCGGTCGTTCACGATATTCTATGTGTACAAGGTCATAACGATAAGTGTTTATATACCTCTATAGAAGCAGCTAATATATTTTATGAAGCAATGCGGGTATGTGGAGTTGGAAGAACTAAAGCACGAACGATGTATTATGCAGTACGTTACTTCGGACCTAAATGGAAATAAACTAAATCTGTAATTTCAATTCGATATAAATAACATATATACATGGCTTGGCAAGATATACCTAATAATCCATACTGGCAATATGACGACGCTCCACCTGATCCAGGCGGGGCAGAAACCGCATTGTGGGCGACTAGCACAAACGGTATTCGGCTGAACGCTAGAGGTGAGGAAATCTATGTTAATTGTAGACATAAACTTATACACCCATCACAAGATTCTTTTCCGAACGAAATAAACAAAACATTTTGGTCACCTGCTTTACCGTTCTCGCCACAAGCGCAGGACTACTTTGACCGTTTGGACACTGCTGGTGACACAACCTATATACCTTACAAGCAGCCACTAGCTAACTACATCGATAGCTTGGTAGCACTCGGCGGTGCTTACTGGGATGATATGCTGTCTGCTACATCCTTCGTGGGTGTAGGTATTCAAGGTATCACGGTTCCTCTTAGGGATGGTATGACCGTTCCGACCGAGCAGAACTTTGTTGCGGGTGACTTAAATCAGTTGACTGGTCTGAAGGGTGATAAATCCACGAAATTAATTAATACAAATGTGGCTGGCAATTCCGTAAGCATTAATGATGTTTCCTTTTCGTGCTACACCACAGAACGTGGCACATCGGGTC